GGCGAGGTACTTGCGTCCTCGCCTGACATCATCGTTGTTACTGAGCCTCTCAAGCTCTTGTATGAGGTCTTCGGTTGTCTCAAACATCTTAGCCATTATCTGCCACCTTTTGTGCCTTTGCCTGAGCTACTGCTGCGTCAAAGAGCGAAATGCCAATCTTAATCTTTTCGTCTCCGAGCTGACCGACTCTCATCATCTGTACAAGCTCTTTGCTTATTTGGTCTTTTGCTTTATACACCTCATAAAGTGTCTTGCCATCGATAGCCTCGTTACCGACTTTGACTACAAGCGCCTTTGCCTCATCGAGCGTGAATGCCGGGGCTTGCGGTTTTGACGGTGCCGTGTTGCTTGTCTTGATGTCTTCGTATGAGCCATCTGTATCCTTGTCACCGTTGATGCCGAGCATGGCGTTAAGTGAATATCTGCGTAGATAGGTTATGTTTATGCCCGTTGCCTGTCCTTGCGTAACTGTGGGTCTGCCGTTGCTGTTGGTCGGTATTACTATCTTGCAAAAGACAGGGTCGCTCTCGAGCCATTCACCACTTTCGTGCATTAGCATCGTAGACACGCCTACAGCCTCATCTGTGGACGATACGCTCTGCAAAACACTGATGCCATACTTTGTGCAAACGGGGCGTACATAGTCTTGTAGCGTGTCCTCAAGGTTAGCGTAGAGGGGGTTTCCCATAACGCCACCGTTCTTTTGATTCTTGATGGGGTTTTTAATCTCCGCTTGCACCTTTGCGAGTGCTACACCGATATTTGTTAACGAATCACTGTGTCTCATTCCTGTCTCCTCACTTTATCTGTATGTTGTTGCTGTCTTCGAGGTGAGCGCCTGTAACGGTTTCACCGCTTGAGATAGCCGCGAGCAATGCGGTCTTGCTTATCTCTGTGGTAGTCTTTATCTTTAAGAAACGCTCGTCTGTGATAGTTGACGCATCGTCAATTACTACCTTTGTGGATTTGCGCCAGCCGATATCAACCTTAGCGGTCTTGTACTTTTGCCCTGCGAGAATGCTTGAGAGGTAGTTTTTGAGGCTGTCACACGACTTTGTCGTAGCTTCGAGTCTGCCTTTGAGTCGTTCTATCTCGGCTTTGATTTTCTCGGCATCGCCTTGCAGGTCTTTGTAATAGCAAGCGAGCGACTCTATCTTTGCTTCGCGCTCTATCTGCAATTCACCGAGCTTTTCGTAGTCGGTTATTTCTCCTGTCTCGGGGTCAATAAGTGCGGTTATCTGTTCGTCTATTTCGTAAAGTTTCATTTTGTCTCTGTCCTTTCTAACAAAGTTGCGTCAAATAAGTGTTCGAGGTATTCAATCTCGGCGTCTGTAAAATCACTGGTAAGGAACTGTTGCAGCTTGCATTTTGCATTCTCTCTGCAAAACTCGCAAAGCCCGTCCTCAAGGTCATCGAATGTGCCGCAAAGGCAACACTTGTCTAATTCATAAAAATCGTCATGTCCACAATAGGGGCAGTGATAGGTTTCGCACTCGGCTCTGCATCCGTAGATGTCAAACTGAAATCTTTGTCTATCGACAGTAGGCTCGGAGAATGTCTCCTCGCAATGTGAGCATCTGTACATTCTTTGTAGTCCTCCATAAATCCTTTCGTAGTCCTTTCATTTCTGTGGGATATACACGGTCTGCCCGGCGTATATCGTGGTCGTGCAATCTGATGCGTCTGTTATCATCGATATAATGTCGCGTATGTTCTCACCTGTGTAGAGATTGCTTTGCTTTGCGATTGACCAAAGCGTGTCGCCCTGCTCGACTGTGTAGCTTGTGTAGCTGACCTGCTTGGCACCGTCTGCAAGTGTATATACAACAAACACGATGAGAGTTATTGCCATTACGATAAGCGTGAGCTTGAGCAATTTCCATTCTTTACTTTTCATCTTGCGACTCCTTTAATCTGTACTTGCGTACACGGACGACCTCACCATAGCGGTTTATTATTTCGTTCCATCCTTTTTCGATTTCCACGCCCATGCTGATAAGCTCGCTGATGCGTGATGATAATCTCATAATGCCGAGTTCCTTGAGCGCCTCAAACTGCGTAATCCAACCGAACTCTGCCATGTAATCGAGTACGCGTCTTTGCTGGGTATCTTTTGTTATTATGTTTTCCATGTTAGCTCCTTGTCGTTAACCAATAGGCGAGGCAGACGAGCGATACGCAGGTCATCTTGCCTATATGCTTTTTTGGGAGTGTAGCGTCGCTCAGAAGCGTGTTGCGTGACATTCCCAAATACTTAGCCACAACACCGATAGTCACGATAGGCTTTTGCAGCGCATCGAGCAGTATGTCGTATTGCAGCTTTGTCTCCTCTGTGTGCATTATTTGTACCTCTCTTCTTTTTCTGCGAGAATCTTGTCTGCCTCTCGACATATAAGCTCATGCTTGGGATTGATTCCCCAATAGAGTGCTTGACTTAACTCCGATTGAACGCACTTGACGCCTCGTTTGTTAAGCTCCTCTACAAGCTGGCGTCCTGTCATACCGACCATTGCGAGACGCCCTTTGATGTTGTAGCGCGATACTTTTGCCATCGTTTGTCCTCCTTTCTTATAAAAAACTCTTGACAAATGCGGCAAAAGCGAGTAATATGTTGGTGTTAGATAACTTTACTTCGCATAGCCGAAGTCATTTTTTGCCCCATTTCACTAAAACTTTTTACTTGCCTTTGCCACTTAAAGCACCTCGGGGGAGATGAGGTGCTAAAAGTGAGAAAGGACTTACAGTTGTGTTGGAGCCACAAATGATTTTGGCTGTGTGCCGCTTGAAAGCCGAATGTCGTATTCGGTTTTTCTGCTTTGATTATATCTCCATTTATGGCGATTGTCAAGACAAAAATCTACATTTGTGGCGATTTGTAGCATTGCACAAAGACACATATGCCGTTTTGTGGAGAATTGACAAAGGGGTTTTTATATGTTTTGGGAACGCTTTTATAACTTATGTAAAGAGGCTGGAAAAAAGCCAAATCCTGTTGCTGCCGAGCTTGGCTTTGGTAGTTCTACAGTCACACATTGGAAAAACGGAACAACCCCCAACGGTGCCGCACTGAAAAAGATTGCCGACTATTTCAACGTGCCTATGTCATATCTGCTTGGCGATGATGCAACCGAGGTTGACCCGGCAACAAAGCGCCTGCTTGAGCTGTTTGCAAAAGTTCCGCAAGATAAAAAAGAGGCGCTGATTCAGTTAATCGAATCAACGCTCAAGATGCAGGGGCTTATTTAGTTGTCTTTGCCAAATGTACTTAGCCACAGCTCAATAACGGCTATAGCGGTTATGATTGCTTCGTCGGGGTTGCGGCTTTGATTGATTAGATTAAGTAGTTTTTGTTCCATGAGTTATGGCTTCCTTTCTTTATTGTGAGGTCAGTATATACGAACAAGTGTTCGTTATTTTGGGCAGCGAGGTTTTTATGGTAAAAAGAAAAGACGGACGATGGCAGCAGGCGGTCACGATGACTATCAGAGGTCAGCGTGTTGTCAAGACGTTCTACGGACGAACAAAGTCCGATGTTTACAGAGCTATTGCCGAGTTTGAGGACAAGCAGGCGAGTGCAGCTAACTTTAATGAGATTGCAGACGAGTGGTGGGGGGAGCATGAGCCTACACTCGCAGAATCGACCAAGCCGTCATACAAGCGTGCATACCTCAGAGCAGTTGAGTATTTCAAAGATACACCGATTAACGAGCTGAATGTCCAAAGCATCTCTCGGTATATGAATAGCATTATTGCTAAATATAAGATGTCGCAAAAGACCGCCACCTCGCATTTGTCGATTGTATCGCTTATTATCACCTACGCCTGCACACAAGGCTACGCAAACGCAAATCCGTGTCAATTCGTAAAGTTACCCAAGCTCAAGTCAAACAAGCGCCATATGCCTTGTAGCAACGATATAGAGGCAATAAAAAAAGACCACTCGTCTCTCGGTGGTCAATTGGCATATTGGGCATTGTACACGGGTATGCGCCGGGGTGAGCTTATTGCTCTCACTTACGATGACATTGACCTCGAACACAGACTCATACGCGTAAACAAATCTGCTGATGTAACACACAACGCACCCGTCCTCAAATCTACAAAGACAGAAACGGGCGAGCGTGCCATCCCCATACTCGACACCTTATTGCCCGAGATAAAAAAGGGCAGGGGTTATGTGTTCACCTATAAGGGCGAGCCTCTAACCTCATCACGGTTTCGTGATATGTGGGAGGCATACCAAAAGCAGACGGGTGTGAGCTGCTCCATTCATCAGTTGCGCCACGCATTCGCCACGATGCTCTGCGAGGCAAACGTACCTATCAAGGATGCACAGGCAATGCTCGGTCACGCTCAGGCATCAACCACTCAAGATGTGTACGCGGACATACGAAAAGAGAGGCAAAAACAGTTCCCTGAGATGTACGGTAAATTGGACATCAAGTAGTCACGGCGAGGGGATTTTTAGGGGTGAAAACACGATTTTTTCCGAGTGTCACCCCTGTGTCAAGTTGGAAAAAACCCTTATAATATAAGGGTTGACGTGGGCTTCGATTCCCCTCGCCTCCACTTTTTGAAAAGCCCTTGTGATGTAAGGATAATCCTTATGCCACAAGGGTTTTTCTATGTTTTTGAGTTGTAAATCTTTGCACATCTTTGCACATTCTTACACATTTATTCGTGTCAAAAATCGTGTCAAATTCGTACCCATATTTTCCCCTCGTCGTTATCTGCCGTTCTTGATGATGCGATTAAGCAGGATGGCGTCAATGATGTCTATCTTGCCATCGTTGCTCAGGTCTGCGGCAATACTGTCAATGGGTATCTCATTTAAGCCAAGCAAGGCTGAAAGCAAGAGCAGCAAATCTCGGTTATCGACTTTGCCGTCTCCGTTGAGGTCACCGTACTGAGTCGGCTTCTTGAGGTCAAAGTATTTGATAATCGCGTTAGCCTCTGCGTTGACAATCTGTGCGAGCTTCTTTGCATCGTTGAGTACGGCGCATTCGGCTTGATTCGAGTGGAAGCCATGCTCTACGATAAGCGAGTGCTTGCATTGAGAACGTATTGGCTCATCACCTTTGGGGATGCGCTGACCGTTGGTATAAACGGAATTACGAATTACTGCATAGTAGTCGAGGTCGGGATATGCCGCGCTGTACGCACGGGTATCGACTTTGCGCAGGTATGTATCAATGCCAAAGCCTGCGACTACAGCGTTACCGATTTCAGTGCCGAGTTCCTCGTCCTCGTCAATAGCAAACGAGTAGTACACCGAGGTACCGTGTGCAGACTCGTTTTCGTGACCGTTTGTATGCCACGACAGGAATAGGTCGGCATCGTGTCCCATCTGTCCACGCTCTGTGCGGACATTAGGGTCGTCTGTAATATCGTTTCTTGTTAGAGATACATATACCCCGTTATACTGCTCTAAGATTGATTTTAAAAGCACACAAGCAGCGTAGGAGGTATTGCCCTCGTAGTATCCCTTGACAACGCCGGGGTTGTAGTTTTTTCCGTGACCTGCGTCTAATACTATTTTCATAGTTTACACTCCAAACAAGAGCTTTACGCACACGCCTAAAATAGCAGTGCCGATTGCCGTGAGTATGCCAATGACTACGTTGAGTTTTGTGACGAGCTTTGCAACGCTGATTTCAAGTGCCTTATTTTCGGCAGAGGCTTGCTGCCTGTACTCGGCGCATTTTTCTTTTTTGACATAGCGCTCGTCAAGTTCGAGTATATCGTCATGTGTCATCGTCACCGTTTCCTCCTGTTATTTTTTCGATGGTTTTCTTGATTGCTTGGTTAGCGCCTGTAGCTGCAAGACCGCTAACTATGCCAACGGTTATTGCCGTAAGCAAGTTGTCCGCAGGGAATTGTGGTATCAGATAGAAACCACTAACTCCGAGAATCAAACCTAAGCCACCGCAGATTAGCGGTATCCATTTTGTGTCAAGCGAGGTGTTTTTTACTGCCTCTGCTGCGAGATAACAAATGAGTACGATAGCGAGACAGGTAACTGATGTGTCTATCATTTTGTTTGCTCCTTAAAAAGTATTGCGGTTTTACCTATACCACCGCAAAGGTTGTTTGGGCATTAGCAACCGCCCTTGCCCTTGCCACCTTTTTTCTTTCCCTTGCAAGCCATTGTAATAGCCTCCTTGTGTATTAGTGAAAGTCTTATTTAGTTAATTAGTGACTGCGGTTTAACCACCCACCGCAAAGGTGATAGAATCGTGCTGCAACATGATTCTATTCGAGGTATTTAAGCGAGAAATGCCTTATTTAGTTAATTTCCACGCCACTCTTAATGAGTAGTTGTTCTGCTTCTGATTCTGATATACCTTGCAGTCCAAATCCATAGTGTGTAGAAATCACTTTGTCAATAGATATGCCGAGTGCTTTAGCAATCAGTGCCTTGATTTCTTTGCTGTCAAAGACTATGGTATTGTTAGATTTCATAAGGCTCGCCTACGATTTCCTCGTACTCGTCCTCGGTAATCCATTCTTTTTCGACTGCGTTTTTTACCATAGCCTTGTTCCACAGACCGCTGTCGTAATACTTTTTGACTTTTTCAAACTTAGGTGAATGTTGCATAATTAGCCCTCCTGCTCGTTTTGTTTGTCATCGTCTTCGGGAATATCGACATCAGTCATCATAGCGACATAGTCGAGCTGTGCTTTTGCCTTTTGTGCTTTGAGTTCTGCGCCGAGTGCTTTTGCTTCTGCCCTGCGCAGTGCAAGTTCGTTGTTAACGTTCATTTCTTAATCTCCCTTGTAATTGATAAAAATAGTGTATCATTCTTTGCCTTTTATAAAACGTATCTCCGCGCTTGGCATTAGCAAGCCAAGAGTTGAGACTCGTTTGTGCCGTGCCTTGCGCAAGCTCGCCTTTGATTTCGCGGCGATATATGTTGCGCAGTTTCCTACGTTGCCTGCCCATTTTTGCCGCTATCATAAAGCGTTTGATTGCTTTTGTGGATGTTATGACAAATCGCCAATTCATCAGTTTAACGCCTTGCTTTATAGGATATACCTGCGTTTTTGCATTTAACTCAAAGCCGAGATTGCTCAGTGCCTCTGTTATTTTGTCTAAGCAAAACATAAGGTATTCCTTGCTTTCGTGTACCAATATCATGTCATCCATATATCGTACATAGTGCTTAATCCTCAGCCGTTCTTTTATGTAATGGTCTAAGTCATCAAGCACTGCAAGCTCGATAAGCTGGCTGATTTGGCTGCCGAGCGCGATGCCTTTTTCATCGCCGAAACTATCGATGATATTGCAAATTGCATTTTGCACTCGCTCGTCTTTTACACGTTTTTTGATTACGGCTTTTGCTACGCTGTGGCGTGTCTCAGGGAAGAAGTGGCGTATGTCACATTTAAGTACCCATCCGTCATTGCCATGCTTTAACGCGTACTTACGCAGGTGCGCCGTCATACGATTTAGCGTGTAGTCTGTGCCTCTGTCTGCTTGGCAGGCAGGATTGTCTTTGATTAGATGCTCGACTAAATCATTATACAAGCCACTCATACATAGCGCCATTTGAAACTGTCTGTCTCTAAACCTTGTCGCAATGATTTCGCGCGTCTTTGGCTCGTGTATTACAAAGCGTTGATATTTGCTTATTTTATACGTTCCGTTTAATAGCTCTTGCCTCAATTTGTATGTGTTGCGCAGTCCGTTTCCCTCATAACCCGTAACGCTGTCTTTCCACCTTAGATTGCGGCAGCACCGTTTCATTGCTTTATATAAACTGTCAAACTCTATCGCTTTGTCAAAATAATCAGTCATAGTGTTCACAGGCGCATATAACAAGACC